AATGACCACCGAATCGGTGGCCGTGGCAAAGGAGCTTGTCGCGCTGCGGGAGCACATGGAGGACCGCCAGGCCGAGCAGGACTTCGCCCAAGCCTTCGCCGACCTCCAGGCCCAACTGTCCTCGTTCAGGCCGACCAAGGCCGTGCCCGACAGGAGCGGCGGCGTGCGGTATATGTATCTCCCCTACGAGGAGATCATGGCCGTGGTGCAGCCCTTAGCCCGCCAATTCGGGTTCACGATTTCCTTTTCGACCGAGCCGAAAGACAACCGTATCCTGCAAACCTGCACCTTGCAGCACAGATCGGGCCACTCCAGGGATTTCAAGGCATACGTGCGAGTCGGCAGCGGGCCGCCGGGGGCGACCGAGAGCCAGGCCGACGGCGCGGCGATGACCTACGCGAAGCGGTACGCGCTCTGTAACGCGCTGAACATTACGGTGGAACACGACACCGACGCGCGGGCGGAGGGCGAGCCCATCACCGAGCAGCAGGCCCACACGCTGATGCAGATGGTGCATGACAGCGGTTCGGACGAGCGGGCCTTCCTAAAGTACGCTGGGGCGGCGACCTACGAGGAGATCGGGGCGCGGCGGTACCAGGAGTTAGTTGGTGCCCTCCAGAAGAAAATGAAGGCGAAGAAGTGAGGTGCGCACCACCGCCATTCCCTGGTGCCCTGGGAGAGTAGTTGTGCTCGTTGTCTTTCAATCCGCTGCCTGTCAGACTGTGCCAGGGAGCCAATTTGCCTCAGCGCGGCGCGCCCCCAGAGGCGCACCCGTACTGCACGGTTCTTTGACGATCAGCACTTGTGGACCCGGACGTATGGCGGAAGGCAGATCAACTACTGCCCCGGAGCCGGGAAAGACTCGGAGGTTGCCAGCCTCAGAGGAACCGATTTCCGTTGCGCGGAGGCGACGGCGGACTTGTAAACGCCGTTCTGCTAACGTGGCCATGGGCTTTTTTGGTTGGAAAGGGCCTCGCCCGAAAACCTGATTGAAAGAACTCGTCCGCCCTGGGGCATTCCCCAATGCTCCCAATAGTAGAGTCTGGGAAACATGAGTTGTCAACCCCCAAGCGCCGGCACTCGTCCGCCGGTAAAGCCGCCGACCGGAACCTGACGGCGGCGGCCCGCTTGGGGGGCGATTCCTGAAAAGGTGTGATATGAAGACCTTCCACTGCCAGCAGGGCACCACATGATCGACGAGACCGGCTACGGCGACGGCAAGCCACGGAAGAAAATGGGCATCCGCACCGCCGTTATGGCCAGCCTGGACACCGCCTGGTGGGCGCTGCGGATCAAGCGGGACTGCCCGGCCAACCGAATCGCTAACCTCGGCATGATGCTCCGTTGGGGAATGCTTTATGGGATGTGCGGCCGAAGCAAGAGGAGAAAATCTGTGAACGTCGATGAACTGGTTGGGAAGTGGATCGAAACCATCGTCACGATGAGCACGGCGCACGACAAGGACGCCTACGACGCGGCGGACGCCACCGCCGACACGCTCTTGGGTCCGCTACTGACGGCATCCGTCAAGCAGGTCCGGGAGTTCTACGTGAAGTTACAGGAGCGATTACAGGCCGATCCACACGTGCCGATGCTGGTGTGGATGGGGTTCGACGCCTGGGGAGAAGTGATGGTCAAGGATGCTCCGGACGAGGGGATCAAACGGCTGAAGAACAAACTGGCGGCCGAAATCGCGGATCTCGTGGAAGAGGACATCCGCGACCAGATACCGAAGGCGATTGCCCGGGCGCTGCGATGGCGCGATCCGAAAACACTAAAGGCCGTCAAGGCAACCATTGAATCGGGGGTCAAGCCTAAGTTGCGCGGCCGAGAGTCATGCCTATTTCTGGAGGCGGGCAGGGGCAAACGAAAAGTGAGCGTGATGCTATGAAGAGATTCAACGTCACCCAGGGAACCCCCGAGTGGCACCGTCTCCGGCGCGGAGTGGTGACGGCCTCGGAGGTCGACGCCCTGATCACCCCCGAGTGGCGCGCTCGCACCGGCGAAGGCGTCCGCACCTACCTCTGCCAGAAGCTGGCCGAGCGACTGATGGCGCCGGAGCCGGCAGACGCGGAGGACGTCGGCGGCGCGCCTTCCTGGGCGGCCGACCAGGGCCACGTGCTGGAGGAGATGGCCCTGCCCTGGTTCGAGTTTGAGACGGGGCTGCACGTCGAGCGGGTGGGTTTCTGCCTGTCGGACGACGGCCAGATTGGGTGCAGCCCGGATGGGCTGATCGGCGAGGACAGCGGCATCGAGACCAAGTGCCCCCAGCCGGCGAACCAGGTGCGATACCTGCTGGCCGGCGGGGTGCCGAAGCAGTACCACGCCCAGGTGCATTTTTCGATGCTCGTCACCGGGCGGCCCTCGTGGTGGTTCGTCAGCTATTCCCGCGACCTGCCGAAGCTGGCTGTGCGGGTAGACCGCGACGAAGGGATCCAGGCCAAGCTGCGGGAGGTTGTGGCGGCGTTCCTCGACCAGATGGACCGAGAGTTGCCCCGGCTGCTCGAGCTGTCCCAGGTCGAGCACGCGGCGTTCGCGGGGGGCGAAGAGCAGGAGTCGAACCCCTTCTGACCTGTTGACACGGCCGGGCGGCGCGGTAGGATGGAGGCCGTTCACCGGAGACCACCTCACATGCGAACCACCGCCGCGTTCCCCCGTGCCTGAGCTTCTGAAGGGTTGGTCTCCGTCTTGAGCCAGGGCGGGGGGACGTTGGCGGATTCAGACGGAGCGTCTTTCCGCCATGCACAGGGGGTACGTCAAACTCTGGCGGAAATCTCTCGATTCGGCAGTTTGGTTGGACGACGGGCTTTGGAAGGTCTGGAGTTACTGCCTAATGGAAGCAAACCACGCCGATGGATGGGCAGTTGCATCGGGGTTATTGAAGCCAGTCCCCATAAAGAGGGGCCAGTTTATGACTGGTCGATACTCCCTCAATAAAGGGTGCTACCCCAAGCAGCGGAAAAGCGACCCGAGCCCGAGTACGACATGGAGATGGCTAGAATGTTTGCAGAACATGCAAAATCTGCGCATCGAAACGAACAGCCGATTTTCCATAGTAACTATAACGCACTTCACGGATTACAACGACCGGAAAGACGAAAATGAACAAGTAAATGAACAGCCGGTGAACAGCCGACGAACAGCCGGTGAACAGCCGGTGAACACGAACAAGAATGATAAGAATGAAGAAGAAGAGAGAGGCCCCCGAAAACTTCCGCCTGAATTCGATACCCCGGAAGTGCATCGAGCCCTTGCCGACTGGCTGTCGCATCTGGACCTACACCGAAAGCCACTCCTCGACCCAGACCACCAACTCTACGTAGCCTGCTCTTACTTTCCTACTCCAGATGATCTTGTGCAAAGCATCCAAATCGCCATCACCAACGGCTACGTGAAGCTCATCAACTATGCCGGCCAGGATGGGCGACGAACAGCCGCACAGAAGAACCCTTCCAGGCTCGAGGACCCGTGCCCCGAAAGGAGGATAGGCGATTGACAATCAAACCGGACTTGCTGGATCGAGTGCCTCCAAATGACCAGGACTCCGAGAGGGCTGTGCTCGGTTCTTTCCTGATCGACCCGCGGCGCATCGACGAGGTTTCGGCGATTCTGAAGCCGGCTGACTTCTACGCTGACGCTAACCGCCGACTGTACGCCCACATGGTTGCGATGCACGACGCGCGGGAGCGAATTGATGTCTTCCTGCTTGAGAGGCGACTGTCCAACGCGGGAGATTTGGAAGCGATCGGAGGCGTACCCTACCTCGGCGAGTTGTCTGTGTCTGTGGCAGCCGCCAGCAACGCGCTGTTTTACGCTCGGATCGTCCTTCGCATGTCGCAACTGCGAACACTGATTCAGTCCGGCCTCGACATCGTTCGCGACGCCTACGATCCGGCTGGGGACCCTGCGACGATCCTTGCTGCTGCGGAAAAGTCGCTGGGGGCGATCGCCACTGGCGAGTATCAGGGGGAGCCGGTGGCGGCGCAAGAATCGGTGCGCACGGCGTTGGAAGAAATCGATCAGCTTCACCAGCGGGGAACCGGTTGCGGCCTTTTGACCGGATTTGAGGATTTTGACCGGACGATAGGCGGCTTGTTTCCCGGGGAGTTGGCGATTTTGGCTGCCAGACCGGCGCAGGGGAAAACGTCGCTGGCGATGCAGATTGGCCACCACGCCGCGACGGCGGGGCACACCGTCTACGTCGCCAGCCTCGAAATGCGGCAAACGGAGTTAGCGAAGAAACTCCTCTGCTCGGTGGGCGGCGTGAACTCGCGCAAACTACGTGGAGCAACGCTCGACCAGGGCGATATATCTCGATTGGTGGGCGCCGGCTATCAGGTGTCCGCGCTGCCCTTGTGGCTCCACGATCGGCCCGGGATGAGCGTCTACGACATCCGGCGTGCGGCGCGGCACATCGCCCGAAAGGGCCTGGAGCTTGTCATCGTCGATTACCTGCAAATGGTGACCCCGGACAACGAGCGCGTGTCCCGCGAACAACAGGTGGCCAAGATCGGCCGGGGGTTGAAACAGTTGGCTGGCGAGCTAAAGGTGCCGGTGCTCTGCCTGTGTCAGTTGAACCGAGCGGCCGAGGACAACGAAGAACCACAGTTGCGAAATTTACGGGAGAGCGGATCGCTTGAGCAAGATGCCGATATGGTGATGTTCATTGGCCGCGGCGTGAAGTGGAGCGAAGATAGCGCGCCGGTGGCCAGCCATTCCTATCTGTACCTGAAGAAAAACCGCAACGGCGAACTGGGGAGATTTCGGTTGGAGTGGGAGGCGGGAGTCACGTGGTTCAAGACGCCGAGGACATGCAATGCTGCCAACTTTTAAGGGAGATATGACCCGGTTAGAGCGACTTCTTCAGGAAGCCCGGGACCGCAATAGACGCACCGTGGCGCTGGCACGCCGTCAAGGTTTTTCCTTCGACCCGATCCTGGGGTATGTGCCATGGGACGCCAAGGGGCCGAGGTTCAAAGACAGTTCGTTGGAAAATTGAGGCCCGACGATGCCTGACACCGCCCGCTGCCCACGTTGCGGACAAGTTTCAACCACGCCCGGCGAAGGCCCCGATGCCTTTTATTGCCACGGCTGCAAGATTTACTTCTCGGCCGTGGACGACGGCGCGACCTCCTACGGCGATCCGGCCCGCATCGTGGAGCGGCGCGACAGTTTCCGGCACCGACAGCAGCGGAGAGCGAGGGGGAGAGGATGAGCGATTGTCTCAAGTGCAGTCAGTGCTGCCGAAAACTCGTCATTGAGATCGGCTGTCACGACCTGATCCGAGAGCCCCGACTAGCCGCGGTGTCGAAGCAGTTTCGCACGGCCGAAGGGCCATGCGGATTCACGGTTGGCGGGGAGGACGACGGCGAGACTCTCCACGAAGGCGTCTGTCACTTACTGACGGCCGGAAAGCCATGCCCGATGCTTGGCCCGAACAACCTCTGCACGATCTACCCGACGCGGCCAAACTGTTGCGTCGGGTTTCCGGCTGGCGGCACGCAATGCCTGGAAATACGGAGACCGTCCCGATGAGCCGTTTCGAGAAAGGCATCTGCTGGCCCGTGATACCGTGTACCGATCCAATGTGTTCGATCTGCAACCATCAAACGAAAGGACTGACCAGTGACCAAGAAAAAAGCCACCAGCCCGAAAACCGCCAAGAAGCACCGCCAGACGAAGGGCGAACTGCTGGACGAGGCGGCCGACCTGCTGTCCAGGATTGAAGACGCCGAAGTCGAGTGCCAGAAAGCTCGGCTGGCCGTGGACGACGCCAAGGAAGCGTACAAGACCTCGAAGGGTCTGTACGCCAACGCCGTAGAGGAACTCCGCAAGCTGGCCCGGGCGCGGCGACAGAAGTTGCCGCTGTTCGACGCGGCCGGCAAGAAGGCCGAGGAGGAAAAGAAGGCCAAGGCCAGCGAGCAGGCCACGCCGCTGCTGCCGGCTGCCGAGGGCGATACGGCCGGCAACGGTCAGGCCCAACCGCTGGCGCCCGAAGCGTGGCGCACCGTCCGCATCGCGGAACTCTCCCTCAAGCCGGCCACGGAAAGCAAGCTGCTGGCCAAGGACCTGGACACCCTTGGCGCGCTGTCCGACTGGATGCAAAAGAAGGGCGAGTTCTGGGCCAAAGACGTCCCCGGCATTGGCGAGAAGGCGGCCACGGATATTGCCGACGCTTTCGCGGCGTTCTGGGCGACGCATCCGGAGTGCTGCCAACCGGTGGCGGAGGCGGCCAAGTAGCGAAAGGAGTTGGCGATGATCCTGGCGATTGACCCCGGAACCACCCACAGCGCCTACGTGATTTACGACCCGCCTCTGGCGGCGGTAGAGTCACACGCGCGGATTCCCAACGAAAGCCTGCTGGTCGCAATCCATGATGGGTTCCCGGAAACGAATCACTGTGTGATAGAAGCCGTGGCCTCATACGGTCAGCCGGTGGGGCAAGAGGTCTTCACCACCGCTATTTGGTGCGGCCGATTCGCAGAGGCATGGGACTGGCACCAACAGGGAGTCGGAACTACCGCGGCGGCGTTCATTTTCCGCAAGGCGGTCAAACTCCATCTCTGCGGGCGAGTCACCGGATGTGGCGACCCGGTAATTCGACAGCGGCTCATCGACCTGTTCAGCGACGGCCGGGGCAAGGCGGTGGCGATCGGCGTAAAGAAGTCGCCCGGGCCGCTGTACGGACTCAAGGGCGACGAGTTTGCGGCCTTGGCCCTGGCGGTGACCTACGCGGAGACGGTGTTAGGGGGCGGTGTGCCCGAGGTTCATCGCGAGGAGGACTGACTAATGGATGTTAGAGATCTCACAGAAAGGACCAATGAACAATGGCTGAAGTAACAGACTCTATCGTGCAATTTCACGAATTTACGAACGCCGATGGGGAAGTGCTCATCCTGCGAAGAATACCAAAGAACCGCATTACCAATGGGAACGGAAAAGGAAACGATTTCATCTGGCCATCTGGTGTCGGAACGGTGGTAGAGTGTCCTGACTGGTCTCCAGTGCCGACGTGTGGCAATGGATTACACGGTTGGCCGTGGGGATACGGTCTTGGTGATGGCTGCGAGTATGACATCATTGGTGATGTATGGCTCGTGATTGGTTGTCGGCCCGAAGATGTTGTGGGCAATATTGAAGGCGGACAAAAATGCAAATTCCGCCGAGGTGTGATCCGCTTGGAAGGCGGCTTCGGTGATGCAATGGCCAGAGTTACTCCCGGCCGCGTTGCGTGTACGGAGGCACGCGCGAGGGGTTCGGCCAGCGCGACCGGCTGGAGTGGTTCGGCCAGCGCGACCGGCTGGAGGGGTTCGGCCAGCGCGACCGGCTGGAGGGGTTCGGCCAGCGCGACCGGCGCGAGGGGTTCGGCCAGCGCGACCGGCTGGAGTGGTTCGGCCAGCGCGACCGGCTGGAGTGGTTCGGCCAGCGCGACCGGCGAGAGGGGTTTGGCCAGCGCGACCGGCGAGAGTGGTTCGGCCAGCGCGACCGGCGCGAGGGGTTCGGCCAGCGCGACCGGCGAGAGGGGTTCGGCCAGCGCGACCGGCTGGAGGGGTTCGGCCAGCGCGACCGGCGAGAGGGGTTCGGCCAGCGCGACCGGCTGGAGGGGTTCGGCCAGCGCGACCGGCGAGAGTGGTTCGGCCAGCGCGACCGGCGAGAGTGGTTCGGCCAGCGCGACCGGCGAGAGTGGTTCGGCCAGCGCGACCGGAACAGAATCGGTAGCCGTATCTCTCGGTCTGAATGGCATCGCTAAGGGGTCGCTTGGATGCTGGTTGACACTCGCTGAATGGACATGTCGCGACGGAACTTGGCACCGGATCGACGTGAGGACGGCCAAGGTCGATGGAGGGCAAATCAAGGCGGACACATTTTATCGTCTGAGCGACGGAGAATTTGTCAAGGCCGCTCCATGAAAACCTGTGGACGCCAACGGCCCGCAGAAAGAGAGGGTGAGGTCAATGGGTCGTAACTTCCGCAACAAATGCCGAACCTGGACGCCCCAAGAGACGCTGGCACACTTCCGCGCGAGAATGGACGGCATGGCGGCCCAAGTGCTCCAGTTGGATGCCGAAATTGAGAACCACAACCGTCTGCACCCCGAATGCCTAATCGCCAAGGACCGACCGGGAGATCGGCACTGGAAGGAGTGGATACGAGAGTACGCGCGTGGTGAGTGGGATTACGCGATCGACGAGCGGGGGCGAATCGTGGAAAGGCGAAAAGGGTGAGGCGATGGGCGCCACGAAGATCGAACGACTGACCGAGCAGCGCAACCGCGCATGGCGGGTGCTGGCGACGATCGAGGATCAGTTGTCGCAACTGATCAGCGACTCTGAAGATATTCCGGGGATCGCGCTGCTGCTGGCCGATTCACACGGATCAAGCGACGAAGAGGAATGGAACGCCGTAACGCGAAAAGGGAAATCATGATCGAGATACCGCTGAACGAGCTTGAGGTCACAGTCGCCCGGGAATACCTGCGACTGCCGGAGGTGCAGCTTGGAATTTGGGACACGGCGATCCACGAGTGGTTTCCGGCGGAGCCAGGGGGCGATCCACGTTGCTACCACTGGGTCTATCGCTCGGAAACGGCCTGGTGTGAGATTCCCCACCCGCTGACCGACGCCAACGCGCGGGATGCGCTGGTGGCGAAACTCAATCGCCGCGGATGGGACGTGGAGGTCAATTCCTATCCCACGAAACCGGGAAGTGAGCATCCGGTCGAAGTGGAGTGCTATGCGATGCGGGGCGAAGATGCGGAGCAAGTAGGCTTTGTTTATTGGGCTCCCGCCGCCGGCGAGGCCGTCTGCAACGTGTGTCTGCAAGTTGTAAGGAGCGAGAAAAAAACCTATGAAAACAAGCCTTGAGCGGCTGCTGAAACTGAAAGTTGGCGACCAGGAAGAGGTCCGAACCATACCCGTGCCGAATTGCCGATCAAAATAGGCCCGAGCGGGCCGGGAGGTGGGACGTGAGAGTTCTGCTTTGGCTGGGCTGCCTGTTATGGGGCCATGGGCCGTGGTCGGTAGTCTACAAAGTGAACGGCGAGAGGTGGCGAGAGTGTCTGTTGTGCGGACATAGAAGGAGAATACACGATGCCTGACCAGCCCTTCACCGCCGCCGAGCAACGCGCACTACAAGAAGGCGATTACGTGGAGGTGACGCGGCAAGTCGAGAGCGGGCAGCCGTGGGGCGGCTTGATCCGACAGACACGCATTGCCATGGTAACACGCGCACCATACCGGTATTCAGAATCAGTCTGGTGTGTCGATGTCGGTGGCCGGATGGAGTTGCTTTCACAGTGCCGCCCTGTTCCAACGCCGCCTGATAAGCGGCGGCTTTGGACTGAGGCGGACGAGCGAATATGGAGAGAAAGTTATGCCTGACCAGCCCTTCACCGCTGACGACCAGCGGCAACTCGACGCGGCCGTGGCGAGGATGAGCTCCGAGCCTTGGGACGTTGATGAGGAAGATGGGTCTCTAAGTTCGTGTGGCGGTAGCCTTGTCGCCGATTTCTATGTCGGTCCGGATTCGCAAGAGAAGTTGGATGCTGTTGGAATAGCTGCCCTCCGCAACGCTTGGCCTCGAATCAGTGCCCAACTCTCCGCCGACCGGGAGCGGATCGAAGAGTTGGCCGCGTTGCTGGAGCAGAAGGACGAGGAGATTGCCAACCTAAAGGAAGCATTCGAGCTTCGACATGGGCTGTCATGCCGCGGCGGTCACTACTACTGTGAGGACTGCATGGGGCAGGGCGGCCAGGACAGCGGCCCGCACAAAGCGGCACTTGACGCCGCTTTGGCCGTCATTCGTTCAAGAGCCAAACCAAAGGAGAAACGCGATGACCGTTGACGAGCAAAATGTTCTGACGGAATTAGTGAACCTTGCGAACGGCTTGGATTCCAGAGGTGACGGGCTTGCGGTGGAAATTTGCCAAGCGGCTTTCCAAGAGATCAAGCGTCTACGCGCCCAACTCGCCAGCATCGGCGAACACGGCATAGTGCTGCCCCTGCTGTCACCCGAGGAGATCGCCCGATTGGAAGCGGAGGATGCGAAGGCGGCCCCCAAGTCCACGCTGCTTCCGTGGCGGAAGGGAGGTGCGCAGGAGGGACAAAGGCCAATAGATGGTATTGAGATCGTTTGTCTTGTGCGATACGTAACCGTGAATGGAACTGTAGAATGGGTCGCCAATCTCGGCCGCTATTTTGAGGATAGCGGGGAGAATTGCCTGGGTGTGTGGACAGATCGAGATGAAGACCTGGACTGGTACGATGTAATCTGGTGGCTCCCCGTCGCGGACCTTACCGCCACGCTGCCCGGCGCAGCCCCGTCGCCTGAGGCGGCTGCCGTTGCCCGCGATATTGCCGCAATGGAGGCGATGCGGGAGCGGGCCGTCTATGCCATTCCGATCGGGCGACTCCCGAATGTACGGTGGCTCGCCAGGATGCCTAATGGACACGACCTGCCGCCCAAGTATTTACCACTAGGGCCATGCAACTATGGTGATCCCGCCGATGCGATTCTGCGGGCGGCAGAAGCGGAGAAGGGAGGCGGCGGAACATGACAACACTGCGAGACCTGATGAAAGAACCGTTCCCCGAGGGCTGGGTTCCCACAGTCGGCGAGCAAATCGCCATCAAGTCCGACGCGGGGAAGGTCTGGGGCGGATGGGTCATTGCGGTGTTGGGCGACACCGTAAAAGCTCGCGTGCCCGTGTTCGGCGACGCGATATGGTGGCGGATGATCCGAGACGTGCGGCCGGCAGGTAGGCCGCCTCACAAGGGCCGCTACCGGATTCACTTTGGTTCTGATGGGCTCGCCTGCGCAGCCGAGTGGGTGCCGCCGATGAAGGGGTCCGTCTGATGACCCCCGCCCAATCCGCCGCGCTGACAACCGCCCTCCGCTTTCCGACATCGGAAACGATCCACAACCGAGTAGTTATGCTGAGGGGGATTGGCAATTCAATCGTCCCGCAAGTCGCGGCGGCGTTTGTGAGAGCGTTTATGGAAGCCACCGACCGGAGCCCCGCCCCATGACCGGAAAAAACCTCTTGACACACCGCCGGCCGCGCGGTAGAAAGGCCCGCTGACGTTTTGCACCCGCCGAGATCCTGCACCACCGGCCGTCTACCGCCCCATGCGGGGCACGGTGGGTGCAACGGTTCGGTGGTGTAGGATTTTTGAACCTGTTTAGGAGAAACCCATGTTGACTTCCGAACAACGAGCAGAACTTGCCCACGTCCGCCAGCAGATCGAGGCCATGGACCAACAGAAGCCCGGCCAAGCACTGGCCGTCAACTGGCAGCGGGTGGTGTGCTTCCTCATCCCCTTGGGCAACATCGCCCTGGAGGTGGAAGGAATTCCGCCGATCCCATTGCCAGCGTTCTGCACCACGCCGGCGCCGACCCCGACCAAGTAGCGTCGTTGTTTCGAGTCGGGGGCGCGGCCCTGCCAGCCTTCCTCGGGCCGCGCCCCGCCTTCCATTGAGGAGTCCTGCCGTGCAAATCTCGATGCCACGCCGTTGTCCAGAGTGCAACGATGGCAAGAAGGGCGACAAGTTCTGCATCGTCTGCCGGGGGTCCGGGTGGGTGCATCTGGTTCCGGCCGATCGACCTGCGCTGTCCGGGACGAGCAGTTTGACCGAGCAACTGGGGAAGCTACGTGACGAGGACGTTTTTGCATAGGAGGCCAACCTGTGAAGCACGCGGAACTGTGCCCAGTCTGCCACGGGAAGGGAAGACTCCCTTCCGACGACCGCGACTTCACGACGAGTAAGTGGGAACCAATCTGCCACGGATGTTCCGGGAGAGGCTGGGTCGAGGTTGGGAATGATCCTCCGTGCCCGACGATGTTTCCCCCTGCGATCTACACCTTGGTAACACGTCTCTACTGAAAGGCAAAGCCCGTGAAGCCCTTCCTCCGCTTTCTTGCCGTTCTGTGTGGCGTCCTGAGCCTGATGCTGGGAGTGACCTGGATTGTCCAGGGAAACGACTTCTTCCTCTACCGCGTCTTTGGACTTCGGTACGAGCAGACGCGGCGGGAGATTTTTGAGGCATCAAAGGCATATCGTCAAGGCGCAGTCCAGGAACTCCAGAACATGCGCTTCGAGTACGAGCAGGCGAGCAAAGATCACAAGCAGGCCCTTGCGTCAATCATCCTGCATCGTGCGGCGGACTACGATCCTGAGATTCTGCCGACCGACTTACGGCAGTTCATCGACGGGCTGAAAGCTCACGCGGAGGTGTCGCCGTGAAGTCGATTTACCTGATTGGCCTGTTGCTTGTGGTCGGTTGTTATGACGGTCGAAATACCAGCGATGAGATTCAACGCCAACAGCAAGAACGGATGCTTATGGAGGGCACGTCTGCCGTAGGAATGCCGGCCATCAAAAACTTCCGCGAGCGACGGATGCTCAAAGAAATCCTGGAGTTGCGCGATCAGACCAGCCTCGTCACCTACTGCTACCTGGAGAACCAGTTGCCGAATCCAGTAAAGGGTTACACGTCCCTTGGTGGCAAGCTGACGTTCCTCGGCGAAACGATTGGGTTTGGAATTCCTTACGCAACGCAATTTACGAATCCGCAGAAGCCGGCACGCTTGAATCCAGGTCCAGGACAAACTGGCGTTTCCCAGTGGGCAGTAATGGCCCAGGCCGATCCGAACGGCCTTTTTTCTCCTGCGTCAGCCGAGGGAACTTGGCTGTTGATGCGCGACAAGACCACCGGGCAGACGCGACCGCAGTACATCGAGTCTCGTGTGGTGGTGCTGACGTTCAAGTTGCCTTTGGATTAGGAGTTCTGCCGTGAAACCGCTTTTCATTTGCATCGCCTCTGCCGCCCTGGTCTGCGGGCTGGCAATCGCCGCCCAGCCGACCGCGCCCGTCTGCCCGCCAGGGGCCGTATCGTGCCCCGTGCCGCCCGTCGTCACCCCGCCGGCGCATGCCGATCTTGCCGCCGCCCAAATCTCGGCCGACACCGAGAACGACAAGCTCGCGAAGCTGGTTGCCGCCCGGAAGGCATCGCAAGACCGCGAGGATAAGGAACACAAGATCGGCAGCGACCTTGACAGGCAGATCGCGTCCGAGCGAACCATCGTCAATCAGAAGAACGCAACGGTGCAAACGCTGACTTGCAAGTCGTACCCGGTAAAACCTGTCCCGACGCCTGGCCCTCCGCCCCCGACACCACCGACGCCGCCAGTGCCCCCGACGCCGCCAACACCGCCGGCGCCAGTCGGTCTGACGTTGCTGGCGGCGATCCGCGACAACTGCCCAGCGTGCGACCAGCTTGCCCCGGAGATTCAGACGCTCAAGGCGGACGGCTACAAGATCGAAACCATCAACATCACCAAAGACCCGGGCGCCGGGGCGAAGTGGAAGATCACGGCGGTGCCAACTTTGGTGATACTTTGGGGTGGTAAGGAAACGGTTCCGGTTACTCGAAATGTAGGTTATGCAACGGAAGCATCGCTGAAAGTATGGATTGAGCAGGTCCGAACCTGGATACAGAACCAGGGGAAGTGACATGGACGACAAGAGCGTCATCCAGGCTGCCTACGAGGACGAATTGAAAAACCTCTTCCATCAGTTTTTCGTTTCCTCCGTAGTGCGACTCGAACACGTGGACAGTGCCGAACGATTCACGAATGGGCTCGACCGATTGCGAGCGGCCCGCGACAGAGCACTTACGATCATCCAGGCCCAAACCAAGTGAGGAACCAATGCAAGCGGTAACCTTGACAACCGGCCGTCGAGTATTCAAAAACGGCTTCATCCCGACCCCGCGAAGCCGGCTGTTATCCCTTCCGAGCCGCGTCAGGAAGGCGGGTCCGCCGCCTCCGCCGCAAGTGTGCAACAGCAGCGGCGTCACAATGCAGATGGACTACAACGACACCTACGGCGATTGCACGGACGCCTGCGTAGGGAACATCCTGGACGTGGTTGCCTTCATCCTCGGCTTCACCGGCAGCACGATTCCTGCCGCCAATGTGTTGACGTGGGCCAAGGCGCACGGATTTCAAAACGGGGCGAACATCCCCGACGTTCTGACTGCCCTGCAAACCGACCCGATGGTCGACGCCAACGGCAAGGGCAGGATCATCGGGCCGTATGGTGGCGTGGACTACACCGACCTGAACGCCGTCTATAGCGCCCTGAGCCAAGATTACGCCCTGGACCTGGGCGTGAACGGCGACTGGTATCAAGGATTCGTCGGCAACGGGCCGGTAAGCGTGGCGCCGATCCAGAACACGCCGATCAATGCCGAGCGGCAGTTGAACCATTCGATTCCGGCCTTCGATTACGGCACTGCGGAATTTTTGGCGACCATGTACAGCCAGTTCTACAATTGCGCGATTGATCTCGGGCCGCTCGCGTCGCAACCGCAAATTCCCTGTATCGGCGACGAGACCTGGGCGGTGTTGTGCATCGTGCCCGTCGTCAGTTGGCAGAACACGACGGGCGAGTCCTGGGCGATCCAGTCGTTTCCGCCGCCGGGTACTGTGCCGACCCCAACGCCGCCCACGCCCAATCCGAATCCCAACCCCCATCCCTGCCGCCAGGCCATGCGGGAACTGGTCGGCCTCGGCCGGTACGTTGGCGGGATGATCGAGCGGTTCCACAAGAGTCTGGAGGACTGACGTGCTGTCGGACAGCGACAAGGGGTTCTACGGCTGCTGCGGTGCGGTGGCGATCGCCGTGGGACTGGCTTGCCTGCTGGCCCTGTTTGCGAGGATGATTTGCCGATGATCGGCCCAACGCCCCAACTCATCCCCTGCTGCAATGGCTGCGATTTTGCGGTCAAGCCGGATTCTCCCTATGGCGGCTGCTGCTCGCATCCGAAAGCGCCGCGTGTGCGATCGCCAGAGGGGAGTGTGTGGGTCAATAGGAGCGCCCAGGGATTCACGCCGGTTGCCGAGTGGTGCCCGGTGTTGCGAGCGTCAACCTCCAGCCTCCCCGCCAGCGCCAGCGGTTGTACACACTGTCCCGGCTCGTCGCCGGCGGCAGCCCCCTTGACGGCCGGTGGCGCTGGTGGAGAGGCTGGAAAAGTCGCGTGAGCCATGCACAACGACCTGAGCAAACGCTGTGAAATCCGCGCCCTGCTGGCCCACCACATCGGCCTGGTGGCCGAGGACATGCGCAAGCCGGTGAAGCCGGAAGACGCCCTGGAGATCGCGGATTGGGTTCTCAAGGGCATCGTCGTAGCGTTGGACAAAGGCCCGGAACATGTTACGCTACAGCCGTGGCCGCGGCACTGCGGCCGATCCGAGTGTGTTGCCTGTAACCCGTCAACGGAGGTTTCGCCATGATCTACCGTGCCCTGTTCGTCCTGTTGTTGCTGGCCGTCGCCGCGTGCCTGTTGTCCGGCTTCTGCTCGCCGGCCAAGGCCGCCGTCGTGACCGCCTACTGGGCCGACTCGCCACCGCAGCCGCCCAATGCCGGACAACTTCAGCCGGCCCCGCCGTCGCTGTTGCTGCTGCCTCCGCGCCGGGCTGTCGTCGTGGCGGGTCCGCCCGTGGTGATCTACCGCAAGCACTTCCACTTGCGCGGTCGGCCGCACTGGAGATAGACGACTTCTAACTGTTTGCGATGAGTGTTGAATCGCGCGATGCGTGCCGGGTGGGCACGCAAGAACGGCCCAGGGAAACCTGGGCCGTTCCTTTGCGCTTCAGAGGTCGCGCATCTTCTCGACCATAAACCGCTGTAACGCGCCTCGGCTGGTCACCCAAGGGCCACCCACCTTTTCAGCCTGTAACTGGATCAGCCGCCCATCGGCCCCCTTGAGGCCAACGGTACACCAGCGCCGGATCGTCCGTGCGCTCACCAGTCCGCCCAAGAGGATACGGGCCTGCTTGAGCGTGATCTTCGGCTCCGTTGACGGCAGGTTGACGGAAATCAGATCGACCATTGTCCGCGCTCCCCGGTTGAAGGTATTTTCAGCCAATTAGTATCCCAAATCCGCCCAACGTGTGCAACAGCGGCCATTTGGGACTTTCAGGGTTTTGCCGGCGGCAAGAGGATTGGCGCGATGAGCCCCCCAATCCATGCCCCGGAGAATACCCAATGTCGGTAGGACAAGTCGCCCAGCCCCAGCAGTGGCCCGGTAACGGCCAGCAGCCAGCCCAGCCCGTCGCCCCGCAGCAATTTGCCCCTCAGCCGCCTCCTCCCCCCGTCCAACAGCCGCCCCCGCAACCGCAGCAACCACCAGCGATGGCGGTCCCGCAACAGCAGCCGGCGGTTCCTCTCTGGCCGTCCGACCTTCTCCAGCAACCTCAGCCCGGTCAGCAACCCGGCCAGCCCGCGCAGCCTCAGTACGAGCAGCAGTCGGTGCGCGACGCGCTTCAGCAACGCGGGTTTCCCGTCGAGCAGTTCCCCGAGGACGAGCAACTGCTGGACTACCTGGTGCAGCAGACGGTGGCGGCCTCGAATATCCCGCAGCTCCAGCAACTCGCCCAGCAGGCCCAAGCCCAGCAGCAGGGTGGCGCTCAACAGGCGGCCACGGGCCAGCAGCCGGCGACCCCCGCCAAACCGGCTGCCAAGCCGTACTGGGACAAACCGCCGGAGTGGGACCCGCAGTTGGAAAACTTCCTCACGGAAAAGAACGGCGTGGTCCAAGTGCGGCCGGAGTACGTGGCGGTCGTCGATCCCAGTCTGCCGCGCCGGTACATGGAATTCCAGGACTGGCGGAAACGCGCCGTCAACAAGTTGCTCGTCGATCCGGCTGAGACGATCTGGCCCGGCGTCGCCGAGAAGGCCCGGGAAATCGCCCGAGAAGAAATCCGGCAGCAACAGAACGAATTCGAGCAGAGGCAGTTCGCCCAGGCGTTTGCCGCCGACAACGATCCCTGGCTCTATGCCCACGACGCCCAGGGACGGCGCCTCAGCGACCCGGTGACCGGGCGACACGTCTTCAGCCGCGAGGGCCAGGTGTTCGGCGGCCTCCTCCAGCAAGCCGCCATGCAGGGGCTCAGCGATCCCAGGGCCAGCGCCCAATGGGCGATGATGGCGCTGCCCTCCGCGCTTGCTCAACTGGGCTACGTGCCTCAGCAACCTCAGCAGGCACCGCCCGCGCAGCCGCAGATGGTTCCCATTGAGCAACTCGGCATGGCGCAGGGGCAACCAGGCTTACAGGCTGGGACCCCCCCGGCGTATCCCGGCTTCCAGCCGCAGCAACCGCCGGCGCAGCCCCAACAGCCCCAATCGCCCAACGACCGTTTCTTGACCAACGCGATGATCCAGCAGCTTTCAGCCCCGGGTCGCGGAGGTTCAGTCGCCGCTGCCAGCAGTCCGATTCCCGCGGGGCCGCCGCAGAATACGCTCATCGACCCGCGGACGATGATGACCCAACTCTGTCAGCAGTTGGGTATCACCTCGACCTCTCCATAACTAGGAGCAAACGCGATGATGGCTAACGACTGGGCCGGCGTGGTCAACACCACGGCGATCCACTACCTCAAGGGAGCGAGCGACCTCACGCTTCGCGACCGACTGGTGTTCCGCCGCATGAACGAAGGCGGCCGAATCACCTACAACTGGGACGGGCCGGAGGTCCAGTGGCAGGTGAAATTCTCCCTGCCGGAAACCCAGGCATACGGCGGCGAGACGCTCGACTTCGCGCCGTCCGACAAGTACCGGAAGCTGAACCTGGACTGGCGCGGCTACATCAGCCAGGACAAGCTGACCGAGAAAGAGCGGCTGATGAACCGCGGCGTGCCGCAACTCATCAATCGCTACGACGCGATCATGAAGGACATGCGCCAGTCGATGGAGGACGCCTTCTCCGGCGAAATCTACGTCAACGGCTACGCCACGACGGACCGGATGCACGGCCTGGAGTCGTTCCTGGTGGACGACGGCCAGACGGCCTCCGGCGACAAGATCGCCGTGCCGTCCACCACATACGCAGGGCGACTGACGACGCCGGGCGGAGAAGCGGGGATCTGGTCGTCGCTGATGACGACGCCCCCCAGCACGCACCTCGGCAGCGATTGGCCCAACGGCCAGGGCGACCCGATGTACGACTTCCTTTCGCCGAAGCTGATCAACATCACTTCGACGCAATGGAAGACGGCCGACACCACATGGGCCGACATCTGCCACCGCGTCATTCGCCAAGGCATCCTCTGGGCGACGATGACCACCGGGCGAGCCGGCCGGCCGGACCTGATCGTGCTCAGCCAGGACTTGTTCTACGACTATGCGAACTTCCTGGAGCCCCAGCAGCGGATCATCATTCCGTTCAAGGAAAACCAGGAAGTCGGCACGATGCCCGGCTACGCCTACCAGCAGGAAGGCGTCGAAGTGACCAGCGAGTTCCCGATCGCGCCGAAGACGGGGTACATCCTCAACACCAAGAAGATGGAGATGCGGTGCATGTATCCGCAGCTCTTCTATCCCCGCGGTCCCGAGTTCGATCTGCGGTCGATGAGCCATCTGTTCCTGATGGCGTATTTCGGCAACATGGCCTTCGAGCCCAAGTATTTCGGCAAACTGTTCGCCTATGCCTGACCCGGTGCGCTTCACGCGGCGCTCGCGGGCGGCCTGACCTGAAACGATTACCCTGTTCGGAGATTGAAACGCAATGGCAGACGTAGGAGCGAAAATCCTCGGTCTGGGCGAAGGCTGGTACGACATGGGACCCTACGGGGGCCAGTCGGGATCGGTGCCCGTGGCCGACTGGACGGGCGACTCCCTCAGCTACGAGGGACGCCGGCAAGTGTTTCTCGACAAGGGTCCGATGTTCGTCACCGGCGGCGTGCGGATGTTCCAAACGCGGTCCGGCGGCGATCGCATCACCCGCGTCGTCCGCAACGCCGGCGTGGTCAACCTGCTTCCCAAGCGGCTGGTCGGCTGGGCCAGCGGATACCGGCTGAAGCGCGTCGATCACTACTGCGCGACGACGGCCGATCCGACCGTGGCCGGCGTCGTGGACGAATACTTTCCGCCGACCGGAGTCCCGGTGGGGCAACTGTTCAACCTCTCGGTCAAAGGCCCGACGCTGCTCAAGACCAGCACCGCCGGCGACGCCAGCGGCACCATCCCGCTGGACACGGTGCTGGTGGCCAAGACCGCCAACGGCACCACGGACGCCGACGCGGGCCACCCGGCCCCGCAGGACTTGAGCGGGGCGACGGCCCTGCTCGGGGCTCAAATCCAGTACCGCATCGGCCGCGCCCTGTCGGCCATGACGAGCGGTCAGACCAGTGCCGACATGCTGGTCGATCTGGAGTTGGACAGGGGGTAACCGATCGCACGGTGCGCCGGAGCCCCGGCTAGCTGCCCCGATCCGGGGCTCCGGCGCGTTGTCTTCTCTGCTGGCTTTTACTTGAAAGGTCGCCATTTCAATGCAGCCCCGGAAGTTCAAACTTGGAATTGCCCGCTTCCCCTACGCCGGCAACGGCGCTACCTCGTCGGAAATCCCCGAGATCGGGGACTGGCTGTTTCACGCTGGCCGATGGCTGCTGGAATGCCCCGAGATCGAGCGCGACGTGTGGCTTTGGCGCCGCGCCGACACGCCCATCCCCATGGTGCGAAACGGGGCGGTCCTGGCGGCGCACCACGCCGGCGTCGACCTCTTGCTGATGATCGACAGCGACAACGCGCCCGACCTGTACTCCCAGCCTCCGGCCGTTCCCTTCCTGAGCAGCAGTCTCGCCTTTATCCAGAAGCAATACGACAGGGGGCCGTGCATCGTGCTGGCACCCTACTGCGGGCCGCCTCCGCACCCGACGCGGGGCGGCGAAGAGTGCGTCTACGTCTTCCGCTGGGCGACGATTTCCAACAACGCACCCCGCGGCTACCGCTTGCAGCTTTACCCGCGCGAAGAGGCGGCACAGCGGGCCGGTTTCGAGCGTGTAGCGGCCGGCCCCACCGGCATGATCCTGATGGACATGCGGCTGTTCAACTTCAACCAGAAAGAGCCGGACCAAACCAAGGTCAATCCGCCTTGGTTCGCCTACGAGTGGAACAACGACAAGGTGCAGGCGACCAAGGCGTCCACCGAGGACTGCTACTTCACCCGCAACGCCAGCCTGGCGGGAATCCCCGTCTACTGCAACTGGGATTGCTGGGTGGGGCACTGCAAGCCGCAGATGGTGGGCAAGCCCATCATCATCTATTCCGACCATGTGTCGGAAGTCTATCGCGATGCCGTGCTCCGCGGCCAGAAGAGCGATGAGAAGATCGTCGAACTGAACCCGGACATCCCAATCGAGGAGATCGACGAGATTCTGGGAACCGATCCAAGCGCGACGGGGCTGCCCGCGACAGGCGCCGGTGGGGCTCCGGTAGGCGACACCGGCCCGGCGCCGGACGTGGGCGATTCTTGCGAGGGGGCGAAGGGCGGCGACGCCCCAGCCCCCGAGCAAGTTTACCCCCCCGCGGAGTCCCACGTCAAGACGGATGAGGAGGACATCGAGTCGATCACGCAGATTGTCGCGGCGGTCGCCGAACAGGCCGGAGATCGTCCGATCACCGTGCTCAACATCGGGTTGAGCGAGTTCTACGATCGCTTGGCTTGGTTGGTCGGCCAACGGGGAGGAACCGTCTACGCGGTCGGGCCGATAACCGTTGTCCAGCGGACAGCCGAGGTCACCCAGAACACGGGGATAGGCTCGCAAGACGCCGCGGCGTTCTTCACGGCCCAGGGGATTCTGGCGGACCTGTTGTTCCTGCCGCTGGAGAGCCTGGATGCACGGACCGTACTCGGGCAGTGGCGACCACTGGTACGCCCCGGCGGCGTCATTGCCGGCACGGGCAGCGCGGCGGACCGCCGGCAACTCGCGGGCGCGCTTGGCCACGTCGTCAACCGCGGCGACATCTGGTTCTACGTCGTCCCCGAGCAAGGGCTGGAAAAGTTGCCCGAGGAGGCGACGGCGAGTGTCTGACACCATCCGCATTCCTCAGTTCGAGTTGACCCGTCCGTTGCGGGGGATGCAGCGGTGCCGCGATTGCGGGACCGAGTTGATGGCCTGCAACCTGAGACCGTGGTCCCACAACGGGCCTCCGCAGGCCAACGAGCCGGCTGAAACGTGGCTTTGCGACGAGTGTTTCGCTCTTGCCAAGGCAGCGCTGGACCTGAAGGCCCGCAATGCCCGGGCGCAACTGGTGCTGTCCACCCTGGCGGGTCGGCTCTCCAAGTTGGAAAACACGCCACAACTTGAGGACGAGGTAATCGAAGTCGTCAAGCAGTTTGGCGGTCTGGCCGGCTTTGCCAAGTTTCTCCACGCCGAAATTTTGCGTGCAAGCGAGCTCAAACCCGGCCATCCGTTCGTGATGAATGGGCTGTCGCTGGTGACTCGGATGGTCGAAGCCTCCAGCAAACTCAACCGCAAGACGATCCCCATGCAAGACCTGCCGGAGGAGGAACTGCTGCGGATCATCGGCGAGTCCACGTTGGCCATCGAGGCGCAGACCATCAGGGTGGAGGGCACGCCCAATGCCGTCGCTGCTGGCTGACGCCCTCAACGATCCCCTTTCGCAGACCCGCGAGGCGATGCGGGTGCTGGCGGAGCGCAAACGGGAGGCCCTGCGCCTGTATGAACCGCAGTCGGCGCAAGAGGCATTCCACGCTTCGCTGGCGTCGGAGCGGATTCTGCGGGGCGGAAACAGAAGCGGAAAGTCGATGGGGGCCTTCGCCGAGACGGCGAGGGCGGCCACCGGCCAGGACCCCCACCACAAGTACCCGACCCATCGGCCGCTGCTCATCTGGCTGATCCTGTTCAACGAAGCGTACATCGGCCGGACGGCCCACCGGATGCTGTTTCGCCCGGGGGCCTTTCGAATCATCTTCGATCACGAGACCCATCAGTGGCGGGCCTTCCGTCCATGGCTGAAGGAGGACCAGGAGCGCATCAAAGAGGCGCGGCCGGCGCCGCCGCTGATCCCGCCGCGGTTCGTCGGGCCCAAAGGATTCGCCTGGCGCAGGAGCAAGGAACTGGTGTTCGCGTCGGTCGAACTGCGGCTGGGGCCGGACCACCCGATGAACGGCACGCGCATCTACGCCTTCTCCTCCGACGCCAAGCCGCCTATGTCGGACCCGGTAGACCTGATTCACATTGACGAGGACATTCAGGGCGGCGACTGGTACTTGTCGGAGCTGGAGGCCCGGCTGTCGGACACGAAGGGGCGCCTGATCTGGTCGGTGTTCCCCCACTCGAAGAATCGCGCGCTGGCCCGGCTGTCGAGCAACGCCAGAGAACAGGCGTCCTCCGCCAAGCCCGACGTGGCCGAGTTCCGACTGACCTTCAGCGGGAACCCGCACATCGACCAGGATGAAAAACGCAAGCGGCTGGCGGTTTGGGGCGACGAGGAGCGCAAGGCCCGCGACCTGGGCGAGTTCCTCTTCGACGCCGTGCTCTGTTACCCGGAGTTCAGCCCGGCAACCCACGGCGTGCCCAAAGAAGCGGGGGACGCCGCGTTCGGAAAGCTCGACCAGGCGATCCTGGACGCCCGCAAGTTGGGCAAGGTAGTCCCGGCCGACTGGACGAAGTTCATGATCCTCGACCCGGGCCACACCGTCACCGCCGGCTTGTTCTTGGCGGTGCCTCCGCCGGCGATCGGCGACTTCGTGGTGGCCTATGACGAGATTTACCTGCGCCGGACCAACGCCGCCGAGTTCGCCGCTGAGATGGAGAAGCGAATGGCGGGCCAGTGGTTCCGCGCTTTTTTGATCGACGATCACCAGGGACGAAAGACGGAGAGCAGCGGCCGAACCGTGAAGCAACAGTATTCCGACGAACTGCGCAGCCGGCGCATCGTCAGCGAGGTGACCGGCTCCAGCTTCCTCGCCGGAAGCGACGACATACCCGGCCGCATGACGGCCGTCCATTCCCTGCTGGCCATCCGGCAGGACGGTTCGACGAAGTTCCGCTACATCAGCGGGCGGCTGCCCAACATGGAGCGCGAGTTCGCCCTGTACCAGAAGCGGATCATGAAGGACCAGGCGCGGGACGAGCCGATCCGCGCCGACAACGACCTGATGAACGACCTGGAGTACGCGGCCCACTATATCGGGTTGCGCTACTACGTGCCCGTCCGCCCCGAGCGGGACATTTCGGCGGTCGTGAAGAAGTTCCGCGAATGGCGCGACATGGACAGCAAGAAGCGCCGCGCCGTGGGCGGAAGCGTGTTTCTCGGTCCGGGGCGTCCCGGATCGCCCCTTTTCACTAGGAGTGTCGCCAGATGAGTTTCTCTGCCCCGGAAGTGTGCGTAGCAGACGTCGTGCAGTGGTTCCGTTGCGCCAACATCCGCAACGAGCCGATCCCGGCAATCGTAATGCGTATCAAGGCCCCCGGCGTGCTGGAGTTGAAAGTCATCGCTACCGGCGGCACGGCGATGGTCTACAACTCCCGCCACATCGACGATCCGCAACTGGTCAACGGTCCCCAGGCCAACCGCGACGGACAGGGAGCGTGGCGACTGAAGGCACCGTGGCCGCCGGCCGCCGCGGCGCCCAAGCCCGGCCTGCCGAGGAAGGGCGAGCGCACGATGAAAGAGGAAGGGGCATTGAGTGGCTGAGTTTACCCAGGCCATGGCTGACGAAGGACCTGCGCCGGGCGCCAACGCCTCGCAGATCGAGCCGGGTCCGGCGATCATCACCGGCATCCTTGGCGGCTATCACCCGCTCAAGCCGGTGGTCGAAGGCTGGATCGAGCGCTTCCGCCGCGCCCGCGAGATGCGCGAGCCGTGGCAGGACGTGGCCGACGAGTGCGAGATGTTCTACGGCGGCGCCCCTGGATTCCTCTGGGACCCGCGCTTCCGCCAGAAGCTGTGGGGGATCAACCACGGCGCGCTGAACCCCACCTTCGCCGTCCACTTGGCAAAGGCTTTCGAGTTGGTGGCGTTGATCGGGCCGGCCCTCTACTGGCGTAATCCCGAGCGGACGGCGACGCCGCGGGGAATGGTTCAGCCGCCGCCGCAGATGTTCGGCGACCCGAGCAGCAACCCGCAGGCGGCGCAGGCGATGCAGCAGATCGGGCAGATGGTCCAGCAGGAAATGACGACCCGCTCGGCCCGGGCGCAACTGATGGAAACCGCCCTGAACTACGGGCCGCTGGAGTACAAGCTGTACCGCGAAGGGGAGTTGGCGGTAAATGACGGGCTCATTTCCGGCCGGGGCGTTTTGTTCACGGAACCGTATCTGTTACCCGGCAGCCAGCGAAGAATGATCGGGTCTTTCCGCTGCAATCCGCGGGACTTCTTCATCGACCCCGACGCGGAGAGACTCGATCACGGCTGGTGGATCGCCCGGCGGACCTGGCAGCCCAAATGGCGGGTGGCCCGGCTGTGGAACATCCCCCGCGAGGTCTTCGAGTCGGCCGGGATCGTCGAGTCGGTCGAACAGCAGTCCCAGCGGCGCGCCGACATGATGGCCAATATCCACGAGGGCGGATTGGCCCAAGAGGACCTGCTGGAGGTCTGGGAAGTCTGGTCGAAGATGGGCGTCGGCGTCCGCCAGAAGGCGATCAAAACACCGATCAAGCGTGAACTTGAGCAGGCGGTCGGGGACTACGCGCACCTGACCGTTTGCGCCGGGGTGCCCTTCCCGTTGAACATGCCGACCGATCGGTTCGTCTCGGCCACCGTGCAAGAGGTCCGCAAGGCGTTCGAGTGGCCGTATCCGACCTGGGCGGAGGGCAAGTGGCCGTGCTCGGTGCTCGACTTCTATCCGCACCCGCGCCACGCCTACCCGGTGCCCCCGATGAGCCCGGGCCTGGGCGAACTGAAGGCGATGAACGTGATTTTCTCGCACGTCGTCAGCCGGACCTGGAAGTCTTGCCGGGACTTCATCACCGTGCTGGAATCGGCGCGAAAGAACGTGGAGGGCGTGCTGGCCGAGGGAAAGGACCTGGACTTCCTGGTGCTGGACGACGCGATGTACAAGAACATCAACGAGGTCGTGCAGATCCTCCAGTTCCCCCCGGCCAACAAAGACATTTGGGAAGTCATCGATCGGCTGGCGGCCAGTTTTGACCGCCGCGTCGGGCTGTCGGAAATCTACGCGGCGCTGGGGCAGGCTGGTTCGCCGATCCGCTCCGCCACCGATTCCGACAACCGGCAGCGGACCGGATCGATCCGCACCAACGGCATGGCGATGAAGGTCGAGCAGTGGCAGGCGGACTGCGCCAAGCTGGAAGCCTTCGGCCTGAAGTGGTTCGTGCAGGCCCATGACGTGGAGGATTACATGGGGCCGATCGGCGCCCGCATGTGGGACCAGTACATCGCCCAGGCTCCGGTGGAGCGGCTGCTGCGGGACATCGACTATTCGGTGGCGGCGAACAGCGCCCGCTGGCCGAACAAGGACCGCGACCTGGCGAACATCAACGACGCCATGCAGATCACGATGCCGGCCGTGCAGATGTATACGCAGATGACCCAGGACTTCGGGCCGCTGCAATGGCTGTTGCAGCAGTGGGGAAAGCTGGCCGAGCAGGACATGAGCGGCCTGGTGTTCCGGCCCCCGCAAGCCAATCCGCAACAGGCGATGCAGCAACAGCAGTTGCAGATCATGGCGCAGAAGGCGCAGGCCCAACAGCAGTTGGCCGCCCAGAAGGCCCAACAGGATTTCCAACTCCGCACGGCGCAGGTCACCACCGAGCAGCAGCGGAGGGCCGAGAGCCATCAGCTTCGCATGGTGCAGAAGGCCCAGGAGCACCAACTGGGAATGGGCGTGCAGCGGGACAGGCTGTTCGCCGACGTCGCACAGACGCGGTTGGGTGGGGCGGCGACGCTTCTCCAGGCGCAGGCCGGCGCCGAGGCCAAGTTGCTCGGCGCCCGGGCCGGGGCCGCGGCCAAGCTGGAGGTTGCCGACGCCGCCGCGGAGGCGAAGAGGCGGGCGCACGAGGGGGACGGGAACGGCAAACCGGGAGCGGGAGGCGACGGGCAATGACCGCATGGCCGCGAATTTCCGACCACCAGGAAACACAGGCCCTCTACGAAGAGAGCCGGGCGGCGGGAAGTTCCCACGCCATCGCCCTGATTTGCGCCACGCGGCAGCCTCCGGGCGCGGTGACCGACCGCGAGTTCAGCCGCGGGATCGGCACGCTCGCCCAGCAGTTCGACGGCGAGATACCCGTGCTGCGGCAGTTGGTGGCCAATGCACGGCGCAACGGCTACACGCCCAGCGACACGGATTGGTACAACCCGGCGCTGGTTCGGCCGGAAGTCGGACCGGGCGACCCCCAGGCATTCATTCCCCACGACGGCGGCCGTGGGCACGTCAAGCGGGTATGCCGCAAGAACGGGTGGCCCTGCGAGGGCGCGGTTACGGTGAAGGCCACCCCCGTGCGCCCGGCGGGGCCGCCCGAGCCGCCGATTGCCGAGGACATCATGCAACGGGCGATCGAGCAGGAAATCGCCAAAAATCCGGCCAAGGCCCTCAAGCTCGGCCAGTTGCGGCAGGAGATCGTGGAAAAGCACGCGGCGCCCGAGAGGGTCGCCCAATATCGCGAGCAACTCAAGGCCCACCGCAAGGTGAGGAGGTAGCGATGCAGTACCGCGGTGTGAACACGGCCCCTATCTCGGTGACCGGGGCAAGCACGACTACGCTGGTGTCCGCGCAGACCGGTCATGACGGCCTGCCGGCGGCAATCGCCGTCCGCAAGCTGGCCTTCGGCGTCAGCGCCGCCTGCACGGTCCAGTTTGTGACCGTGGCGGCCGGATCGGCTGCCTGGCAGGCGAGCACCAGCTACGCCGCCGGCCAGATCGTGGGCGCAACGGGGACGCCGGCCAGCTACTACGTCTGCGCCGTCGGCGGCCTCAGCGGGGGAACCGCCCCGACGTGGGCCACGGGGATCAACGCCCAGACGATGGAAACACCGTCCTCCATCGGCGGCGTCAGCACGGCGGCATGGGCCGGCCAGACCGCTTACTCGGCCGGTCAAATCGTCGGTCCGGTCGGCAAGCCGCTCTCCTACTACGCCTGCGCCACGGCCGGGACGAGC